CAGCGACGGCGCGGATTAGAGAATCGCGGCTTCTATCGAGACCAATGATGATTTCTTCAGTTGCTCCATCGAATGCACCAGCAGAACTAGTGATAGAGTAGTGACCAGCGAAAGCAGTACTACCAGCGACAGTATCGAAGATAGTATTGAATCTCTTGCCAACGCCGAGTTCAAGAATTTCCATGATACTTACACCATAGAATTCAGGAAGACCAGCTTGACTGAAGATTTGATCACGAACCGCATCAGTAGCGACTACAGGAGCGTTACCAGCAGTATTTGAACCGACAGCTACTGGAGCAGCTTGAGTGTTAATGGGGTTGTAAGCCATACCACGAATTTCTTCAACAATTTCGGGAGAAACGATAAGATCAGTCAATCCTCTGCGAGCGCCAGAAGGAGTTCCGCCAACGAATGAAGCGTTAATACGCTTGATCTTGGTGAACAACTTGTTCAAGTCGTTGAGAACGAAACGACCAGCAGCAGCAGTACGGAAAACGTGATAATTATCAGAGGCGGTAGATGAGTTACCTGTTGAAGCTTGAGCTAGAGCAGTAAGAAGAAGGTTAGCCGAAGTTCTTTCTTGCTTTAACATAACTTCTTGAGCTACGCGAGTGAAAGTCTTGCTAACTACGTCTAGGCGGCTCTTAGCAGCGTACTTCTTATCAAAAGCTACGGCGCTATCAAGCTTGTATGTAGCAACCTTTAGCTCTGAAGCTGTAGGTTGAACGATGTTCTGAGGAAGACCACCAGCGACAGCCTGACTATAGACCTTGATATAGTCTTCATCAAAAATGTCGTAATAGAGATCCAAAGGAATTGAAGGATTATCTTCAGCGTTAAATTGAAGACTAGTGAAGAGATTAGAAACGGTTGGAGCGTTGTTAATAACTTCAGCTAGAACTGGACCAATGAACTGAGCCAAAGCGATCTGAGCTTCATAAGCAACTTCGCGGTTGCGAGAAGCCATGGCCTTGATTAGTTCAACTTGTTCATCTGTTCTTTTTAAAACGATTTTCATATTATTTTGTATTTAAAGATTAGAGGACAGAGCTATTGACACAATCAATTTGTACGATAGCGTATTTAGCGCCAGCGGTTCCAGTACCAGCGAAATAATCGCTTTGACCATTTTGACTAGCTCTGCTGCCAGTAGCCAATACCTTACCGATAATCGCGTACTGACCAGTAAGAGATGCGGCAGTTGTGGGGGCCAATCCAGTAGCTTTACCAGCATTGGCTGAAATGAGTAGATGAGAATTTACAACCATGTTAGCGTCAACCCAGTCGATAGCGGTATCGGCTAGAGTAAACATACCGCGAGTGGCGACTGGAACAGCTTGTCCAGAGAGAACGGCTTGTAGCTCTTGTCTCTTTACAGGATTGTAAAGGAGCTTTTCACCATTTTCATCAAAAGCAAGTGTTTGATTGAGCGTAATACCAAGAACAGGAGCGTCATTGGTAGCCGCAGTGAAGGTAAGAGGAACGCTAGGATACTGAGCGGCTCCAAGGAATGGATAGTCAGTCTTACCTAGATAAGAGTTGGATGCATAAGTAATTGGATCTAGATCCAAGTTACCGGCATTTACCTTGACGAAAACACCAGCGGAACCATTACCATTGGTAGATGGATTATCATCGACGGTGCTGTTAGCGAACATATTGATAACATCAAAGTCGCTATACTGTCTGAATGGATATAATCTTAGTGACATATATTTTAGTATTTAATTGTTATGTTTTCTTTCGAAAAAGCCTTGGCGATCTTTTCTTTCCAAGAAGGTTGAGCTTCAGTAACTTCAATTTGACTAGAAATAACAGTAGCTTCTGTCTTAGCGTTAGCTAAAGCAGTTTCAACTTGAACTGTCTTTTCTGTGGCTTGAGCGACTGGCTGAACATCCTTAATTCTCTTGGCTAACTCAGCTTCAAGTCTGTCTTGGAAAGCTTTTTCTTGTTCAGTTTTAAAAGCCTTGCTCTTGTGTCTGTAAACTACAGAAAGTTTTTCTTTGTAAGAAGCGAAGGCTTCGTCCGAACCGTCTAAAGAGGTAATTTCTTTAGCCAAAATAGTTCTATCAAGATCATCGAAATCAAATTCTTGATCTAGAATTCCCATTCTTGTATTGAAAAGTTCTTGACTATTCTTGGCGGTAACAGCGGCTTCTAGTTCGCCAAGTTTAGAAATTGTGGCATTTAAATCGTCGCGCAATTTTTCAGCTTCAGCTACAGCCTTTATTTTGGCTTCTTCAGCAGCTTGAAGCTGAGACTTGAATTCGTCATTCTTCGACTTGATGCTCTCAGCGATTTTGTGAGAGATGTTGGCAAGAGCCTCTTCATTGAATGAGACGGCTTCTTGCTTTTCCGCAAGAACGGTCTTAAATGCAGATAATATTTGTTCTAGATCCATAGTATTTATTTTAGATGTATTTACAGTAGTTTTTTGTTCTTGTGAAAATATTTTCTTATTTATTCGTAACAAATCTAATGAATTCACTTCGAAAGATTCGATTTCTTCAGCTTCGCTATCATTTTTAATTAAATCGGAAGATCCATCATCAATAATTACTCCTTGAACATCGGCAGCGGGATTTGTAGTGAATCCAATTCCCAAAGGATAAATGCGACCAGTAACCAAACGATAAACAGGCGTTCCATCGTTCATTACTCCAGGCCCATCGAATCCTCTTAGATACTTTTTAAATTCTTCTATTTGTTTTTTATCAGTAATGATTTCAGCTTGACTCAAATCAGAACTTCCAACTGCAACCATGTACTCGTTAAATCCAATTTCCCAACTAGCGCTTATTCTTTGGAATAAATGAGATTCAGGATCATTAGATTCCATAAGCGCATCAGCAAAGTTTCTATCGACTGTTTTATAAACGACAGCTGCCAAAGATATATTAAAAGGATTTAGCTTATCCTTTACCTCTTCATCTGAAAGAATTTCATTTGAACCAATTGCAGAAAACGCCGAATTAACGATGTGTCCAACTACTCTTTGTTTTTTATGTTCAATATTTGTAGGCTTGTGGATGAAATACTTTTTAAAAGCAATAGCAGTGTTAGTGTCAATACCATCACCATTCTTATTGAATTTATTAACCAGAGCCGCATTAAAAGCCGCTCCAATCAAATCAACATTAGCATCCAAATTAACAGACGAAGGAATAAGACTCTTTAGAGACTCTAAAGAAGCTTTTGATACGAGAACATTGTTATCAAAATTTAAACTTGCCGTTACAAAATTCTCAAATGACGTTCTATATTTAAACATAATACTTAATTTTACACTGAGTATTTAGTACTGTGATATAAAAGTGCAGCAGAATACGTTTCTAATTGATGTTCTGCGCCCAATTCTTGAATTTGAGATAAAATATTTACCTTATCTAATATCGATGGATCTTTAACAACACTAGAAGCCATAGTTGTCCAAGAATCGATTTCGCAACCTACAATAATTGCTTCAGATAAACTTTCAGCGATCTTTACTTGTTCTTCGTTTAGTTTTTTCTTCTTATATTTTTTCTTCAATTCTCCTTCGATAGTAGAGTATAAAGCTTTTGTTTTTTCCATTGTTTTTGCTATTGCGTCTTTAGCAAAAACAGATGCTTTTGCTCCAATAGGACGACCTCTTTCTGTTGGAGTAGTTGTTTTCTTTATTGGTGGCTTCGCTCCTAAAGCTGCATCTTCAGGCATTGCAGGAGGAATAACTGGAACACCACCAACAATTGGATTATAAAATCCTTTTTTACGTTCTTCGACAAACTTACTTTGAGCGGCAACTAGTTCTTCTTGAGTTGGATAAATACCTGTTTCGATGACCTTGATACCTTCTTCTGGAGGAAGAATTCCAAGCTCCATCATGCGAGTAACGACGCGATTGAATTGAGTTTCATCTTTAATTGACACTTCTTCGAATTTAGCAATAGGACATTTACCTTTAAAACCTAAATTCTTAAATATTAGTTCCATTTCTGGACGCAAGAAGTCGTACAAGAAAGCGTTTCTAGCTTCTTTGAGGCGTTCAAAAAATACTTGAGCTTTTACAGTGGTATTAGCAAACTTTTCAGAACCAATAAGAATATTTTGAAGACCTTCTTTGATGTCTTCATTTACTATTTTATATTTTTCATAACCTAAAACTTTATTTAAATCAGGAATAACGAATTCTGCTTTTGTAGTATAATCAGCAATAAGCACACGACCTACAGATTCATTGTTCAACAAGCCTTGCATAGCTTTTATGTTTTTATGATTGATACCACCCTTGCTTGGCTCAGTACCCATTGTTATCAATAAAATTACGTTCTCAATTGTGCGACAAATAGCTTGATCTATCTTTTTCATTTCCATCTTAAAATTGATGTCGTCCAAAACTGCAAATCCAAAAGGAACAGCAAAAGGCTCGTAGTCTTGTTTTTTATAAAAAGAATATATTACATCTGTTGGATTTAATTGAATCTTTAATCCATCTTGCGCCCATTGACCATTCTTGATCTTTGTCTGCGTTTCTTTATCTAAACTATTAAAAATTTCAACGTCTCTGTCGTTTTTTGGGTTCTGCAATCTTTCTAATTCGTATTCAGAAAGTATTTTTTCATAAACTACTTTTCTCCAAGAACTTGTTCTATTAACAGTAACATAAAAAGGATTCAATAGAATATATTGAACAGGAATTGAGTTTTTAACATCGTATGGAGTAGGATAATTATGAATCTCAACATTGGTTTCATAAGATCCGCCATCGTAGTTAGCATATGTTTCTAAAATGCTTTGAAAATCATCAATTGTAAATTTACCATTTACTTTATAAAAGAAAACGTTACCGCTTCTGTAATACTCACGAAAGTATTGATCTTTTACATTCCACATCTTTGTGTACTTCATCCATTTAGAAAAGAAATCGCGAGCTTTTTGGCTTCCTCCTTCTAAATAAATTTCCGCATTAGCGAACTCAGACATTATATCAACTGCATTTCTAAAAATCGCTACATTAGCATAAGCTTTTTGACACAATTCAATAGCATCGCGGATATTATATCCATTAACTGACATTTCGAAAGGCAACAATCCTTCACGAATATTCGCATACTTATAAATCTTTGGTCCTACATAAGCTAGATTTCTACGCAATGAAGTATTTCCATCTCCAGAACTAGATGAGGTATTTCTTTCGTAACTAGCAATACTTTCATAAAAAGAATCGCCAACAAAAGACGGTGTTGATTCGGTATTGTTGTTAATTAAATCTTCTAGATTAGAATTATTATTTTCTTTAGCACCTTTAGAAAACCTATTCCAATAAGACGATTTTTTATTATAAGAGCGACTCATATTCTTTATTTTACACTTATAACTTTAAAAGTGACTTTGAAAGTTGCTTTTAAGCTATAAACATTGGAGTAAACGTTTCTGTATTATCTTCTACAGTAACACTTCTCATATCAATTATAATCTTTGTTAGCCAATTTCCCAATACTAATGCAGAATAACTATCTTTTCTTGGTTTGTCTGGTCCAGACTTACGTTTTAAATTCGCTGGAAGATCAAAATTCTGCATACCTTGAGCCGAAGTTGTGATTTGTATAAGAGCGCATTCTGTTTTTGTTAAAAGTATCATGTCTGACAAATGCTCAACAAAGTCAATCATTCTTGCGCCAATATCTG